GTTCTGTGCTAGAAGTGCAGGACAAATGAAAAAATTTCCTAAAGCAGCAAAAGATCCTAATTCAAGATTAAGACAAGCTCGTAAACGTTGGAGGTGCTAATGAGAGGCGACTGGTTTATGTGGGCTTGTTCTGTTGCACTAATATCATTAGTTTTAGCATTAGGCTTCTCCAAAAAAAATTTACACGCTGAAGGCACAAATACCGTGTCGAGCACTGTAGTAAACAATACACCCCCAACAGCAAATGCACCGGTTCTGCCCAATTCAAATAGTGATATTTGTAAAGTTGGTGTGGGAGGTGCGGTTCAAAATAATGTGTTGGGTATAGCTACAGGCGTTCTTATAGACGATGAGCTGTGTCAACTTCTTAAGCTTAGTCGCAGCCAGTACGCTTTTGGCATGAAAGTCTCGGCGGTGGCTCTTCTATGTCAAGACCCTCGTGTTTGGACGAGTATGATGGATGCAGGGACCCCGTGCCCTGTAAACGGGCTCATTGGAGCCGAGGCAGCATCTTACTGGAGTGAACATCCTCATTTAATCCCAGACGGCAGTAGATACAAACCAGAATATATTGCCGCAAATAAACCAGAAAAAGGAGAGTTTAGTGATGCACAAAATGTTGCTCTGTTTAAAACTTTGTTTATTTTTACTACTGGTCTCCTCTTATTCTAAAGCAGATTGCTTACCTGACGTAGAAGGTCTTTGTACTCCAGGAGTAACAATTACAGAAACTGAAAATGTTGTTAAAACTGAGGAAGACAAAGGCACAGAAATAATTACAACAACAACCACAACAAAAACTACTACAACCACAACTGTCACTAACGAAGACTCTGGTAATATTCTAGACAGTAATAATGGTTATGTAACCTCTGCTGATGACGGTTCAATGAATATAGATTGGGGCGGGCAAGGTCCCGCTTCAATGCCTAGTGGTTCTGGTTGCTATGAATTAGGCACAGACAAGTGTGCACAGATTACAGGTAGTGGTAACAATACATCCACGATGGGTGTATCTGGTATGGGTACAACTTTTATAATACAAAACATTGACATCTCTGATTTACAAATAGATAAGGGTGGTCAGGTTAAGTACACAATTGAAGTAGATAAACGAGATGCTCAAGATAGAATATACATGCACGTTACAGGATATAACGGAACTACTTCAGTCTTTTCAGGCACTGACGTCTTGTCTGAGTCTGGAATATCATCCGGCTACCAGTCTTATAACGGGTCTTTCGATTTCAGTGGTGTATTAAATAAGATTACCGTTGAAGTGGGTGGTCGAGATATCAATCTTGCCATAGGCCCCCTCTTTGATGATGTAACTGTGAATGTATTTTACAACGTTATAAATACTATCATTGAGCAACAAATCACTACGGTAGAAGAAATATATTACTTAAATCTTTTTGATTCTGTCGAATTAGATTTTGTAGAAGAGGTCTTTGAATATAATGATGTAAGCGTGGATGATGGTAAAATAGAATTTACTCCAATCGAAGCTCCTGTGGAAGAAATAACTGTTGCTAGTGTTGAATTAGAAATAGCTGAAATAGAAATAGATTTACCTGAGCCAGAAGTAAAAATTGTTGAAGTTGAAACAGAAGTTGAGATTGAATTAGAAATGGAAATGGAAGAAGTTTTAGTTGTTGAGGCTGAACCCGAAGAGGAAATTACCGAAGAACCTCAAGAAGAATCACAGGAACCAGAACAAGAACAACCGCAAACACCACAAAAAGAAGAAGATCCAGAAGAAACGGTAGAAGAAGAGAAGCCATCAGAGCCTAAGGTATCAAAGAAAGAAAAAGCTGCTACTAAAATCGTGAAGAAGATTGATGATAAGGCAAGATATGATGACGCCGCTCAAACCAAAACTTTAATAGTGATGCAAATATTAGGTAATACAAAAACTTTCTTTGATGCACAATCCACAATAGTTGATACAAACGTTACAGAGTATTTAAACAAGACAATAGATGATCAGTATGGTATGCTATTTAACATGGCACAAGATAGTACAATTCAGGAGATGATAGATGCCCAGTATTGAGTATGCGGGGATGAAGGTATCTGGAGGGAAGGTGTTTGCTATCCTTACCTTATTAGGTGCTCTAGGGTCAGGTGCGTGGGCCGTCTTTAATTTTTATTCCGACTATCTCTCAATGAAGGAAAAAATTTTGGAGTATACCGAGCCAGACCTCAGCGGATTTGATAAGAAGATTGCACTTGTAGAGAGCAATACAAACGCACAAATGGAGATTGTTTTACAAAAGGTTGAGGGTTTGAAGAGTGAGCTTGATATAGTTTTAGAGGAAATAAGCCTAATTAGTAATGTTAGTAGGGAACTTAAAGACGATCTTAAAACGGATCTTCGCAACATGGAAAGTGACGTTCGTCACATCACCGAGATCGTAAATGACGTGGAAGATAGGCAAAAAGAGGATACTAGAGAGATTATGGATGAGCTTAAACTTATAGAAGAAAACCTTGAATTAAGCGTTGACAAAGCGTTAAATAACCCTTTAAGTGGTATGAGCGCAAAAACAAAATGATTAAATTAGATATAAAAACAGTGTTACCGTACCTTGTATTAATAGGTACTTTAGCCATGACATGGGGTATGTGGTCTGAAAGATTAAATGCTGTAGAAAAGAAAGCTGACAGTGTTGCAAAAATGCAACAAGACATTGCAGTTATAAAAGAAAAGATTATTCAAATGGATGACCGAGTCATGTGGATAGAAGAGTTTTTAATTAAAACGGTAGAAATGTAATGCCTATTTCACGTGCACAAATGAAACAACAAATAATGAAACCAGGGAGAAAGAAGAAGAAAAATGGGAAAACTATGTCCAAGAGGAAAAGCCGCCGCTAAGGCTCGTTTCAAAGTTTATCCTAGCGCATATGCAAATATGTATGCTAGTGCAGTTTGCTCAGGTAAAGTGACACCTGGTGGAAAAAAGAAAGCCAAGAAAAAAGCAATGGGTGGTTCAATTTCACAACAAAGAAAATCCGTATCTGCTAAACGTATGGCTAAAGGCGGATCAATCGTTGCTGCAGGATGTGGCATGGTTGAAAATTCTAAGAGAAAAAAAACCAAACTTTTCGTTTAAGGAGGTAAATCATGGATAAAATATGGAAAAAGTGGAATAGCTTAAATAAAAAAGGCAAGATGATTGCTGTAGCTTTTTGTTTAGTTGTTCTATGGGCTATTTATAATCAAATCTGGTAATGGCTAAAAAGGGTTTACGTGCTTGGGTAAAAGAAAATTGGGTTGACATAGCCAATAAAAGATCTGATGGATCTTATCCAAAATGTGGTAGAAGCGGTGGAGAAAAAAGAAAAAACTATCCTAAGTGCGTACCCATAGCAAAAGCAAGAGCTATGTCAAAAGGTCAAAAAGCAAGTGCCGTTCGGCGTAAACAAAAAGCTGGTAATCCTGGTGGAAAACCCACTATGGTCAAAACAATTGTCAAGAAAAAAACTCGCAGAAAAAATAAAAGATGATGTAATAAATTGGTCTAAGAATGTCTTAGAACCAATGAATAAACATTTAGGTTTTCCAGCATGTCCTTTTGCTGCAAAGTGGAGGAAAGACAAAAAACTTAGAATAGAAGTTAGGTCTGACAAAACAAAATACGAAAAACATTTGACAAATCTTTTAAAAGATTGGAATAAAAAACAACACGATATTGTCATCTTTTGTGACCCCTATTGGGATCAGTATGATGAGGAACAATTTCAAGAAAAGATAGATTTTTATAACAAAACTTATAATAAACGTGATGTTTATTTTATGGGTTTTCATCCTAATAATCCTGCTAATGTCGAGGAACAAGAGTTTTTGGTTAATCCTACAGATGATTGTGATTGGGAGCCTGAATATCAATATAGCATGATGTTAGTGCAAAAATTCAAACAGTTGTATGAAGCAAGTTGCAAACTACATAAGATAGGGTATTATAAAAATTGGCCAGCGGAGTATTACGATGACGTTGTAAAAACTCGGCAAGACGAATACGAAAAACTTTTTAAAAAGGAGAAAAGACATGCCCGGTATGAAAATGAAAAAACAAGCCATGAAAAGAGGCGGTAAGCCTATTGCTATGAAACGTGGCGGTAAAGCAAAAAAACAAGTAAAAAAGAAAAAGAAGAAGTAATTTATGGCTACCTCGGGTACCACAGATTTTGATTTAAGTATTGATCGCCTTATTGAGCGTGCCTATGCACGTTGTAATACACAGGTGAGAACAGGTTATGAATTGTCTGCAGCCAGAGATAATCTAAATTTACTTTTTTCAGAATGGGGTAACCGAGGTATACACCTTTGGAAAGTTAAAAATCACACACAAAGTTTGACTGCAGGCACAACAGAATATACTGCACCTGCTGATGCATCTGATGTATTAGAGGTAGTATTTAGAAGTTCAGATGGCTTGACTGATACAAGCATGACAAAAATATCAAGATCAGAATATGAAAATTTACCAAACAAACAATCACAAGGCACACCAAGTCAATATTATGTAAGAAGAGAATTATCAGCAGTAAAGATTAAATTATATTTAACACCAGATACAACAGGAACTAATATTAATTATTTTTATGTTGGTCGTATTGAAGATGCGGGAGCTTATACAAATACCGCAGATGCTCCGTATAGATTTTTACCATGTCTAGTATCTGGACTTGCTTATTATACTTCACAGGAAATTGCACCACAACTTTCACAAGAGTTAGAGAGAAGATACGAAGCTGAACTACAAAGAGCTTTAACAGAAGATAGTCAATCAACATCAGTTAATATTGTTCCGCAAAACTTCTATCCATCGGGGTAAGATATGGCATTTGCATCAGGTCGTTTTTCAAGAGCCATCTGTGATAGATGTGGACAGGAATACAAGTATCAAGATTTAAAAAAAGAATGGAATGGTTTGTTTACATGTCCAGAGTGTTATGAACCAAAACATCCACAACTTGATCCGCCTTATCATCCACCAGATCCCGAAGCTTTAAAAGATCCAAGAGTAGAATCAAATAAAATATTAAAAGATGATTCACCTACAGGTCCTGACGATGCAACTTTTGATACGTTTTCACAGCCTATGCCAATGACTGTTTTTTTAGGTGAACCAGGAGATAGTGCATTTCTTACGACTAGACAAAGCACATCACCAGCAGATGGTTCTAACCCAACAGATTCTAATAGCATGTTACCACAAACACCTCATAAAAAACTTCTTGTACAATCAAAAATTGGTGCTGTTACAATATCTACTGTTAGTACAACTACATACACGGTTACCGTAGGTAGTAAATCTGGTGGTGGTAATGCATTCTATATAAATGGAGTGGAAAGACCGTCTATTAGTATTAGCGAGGGATCTGCAGCGATTTTCAACTTAAGTGATAATACTGTTGATTCTCATCCTTTTTATTTATCAACTACTTCTGATGGTAGTCATAGTGGAGGCTCTGTTTACACCACAGGGGTCACATTTAAGATAAATGGATCTGCAGTATCACAATCTGCTTATGCTAGTGGCTATGCCTCAGCAACGACTAGAGCTTTAGAAATAACAGTAGCATCTAGTGCACCAACACTATATTATTATTGTAGTAGTCACTCAGGTATGGGTAACTCAATTAGTACACCATGAACTATAGCGAATTATTAGACAATGTAAGAAACTACACAGAGGTAGGCTCTGATGTATTATCCAATACAGTCATCAACGTATTTATAACAAACGTTGAAGATAAGGTACAAAAACAACTTGATCTCGATGCTTTTAGAAAATTTGCTACATCATCATTTACAATTGGCAGTCCTTTTTTAACTTTGCCTGAAGATTTTGATTTTGAAAGAGGTGTACAAATAGTTGACTCAAATGCAGACAGATCTTGGCTAGAGCAAAGAGATACGACATTTATTGACGAGTACAATGTTGATCGAGCTAATAATACTGGAACTCCAAGATATTATGCTAACTGGGATCAAAACACATTAATTGTTGCACCAACACCAAATGCTGCTATCACAGTAGAGCTTTGGTATAATAGGACTCCTGAAAGACTCGGTGATGGAACTTCAGGCACAGCAACAACAACCTATCTTTCTAACAATGCATCAGAAGTTTTAATTTATGGCACAGTTGCGGAGGCTTTTTCTTACTTGAAAAATCCTACATATGTGCAATTATACGATCAAAAGTACAATCAAGCTGTACAAGG